CAGTCAACGCGCCGCCGCCGCTAGATCACAGAGACTCTGGCGTTGGCTGGTCCGGAAAAAGCAACAAGTAGCAAGCTACAAGCCGCAAGCTTCAAGCAACAAGCGCTTGACAATTGCACAGTATAGGATTATATAAGATTTAGAAAGCGAGGAAATATGAAAGTAAAAGAAGCAAAACAAATTACAGGCAGCTTAACACGTACAAGTAAAATGCCAGGCCTAAGTTACAGCCTGCCAGCGTGGGAATGCAAAACAGGCTCGAAGCTCAGGAAGGTTAAGGGCAGCGTTTGCGCTAGCTGTTACGCTCTGAAGGGTAACTATACAAGATACAAAGCCATCAAGGCGGCACAGTACATTAGACTAAAAGCTTTGAAGGACCAGCGATGGATCACAGCAATGGTTGCACAAGTAAAAAATCAACAGTGGTTTAGATGGCATGATGCAGGAGATATACAAGATCTTGATCATTTAAATAAAATTTTTGAAGTATGTAGACAGACACCGGAGACCAGGCACTGGATGCCTACGCGGGAGGCTGTTATACTCAAGCAAATAAAACCTGAAGAGGTTCCATCAAATTTAATAATTCGTATGTCCTCGCATATGATAGACCAGGGGCCAGTTAAATTTTGGCCTTGGACGTCAACGGTGACAAGTAAGGGCGGCGCGAGCTGCCCAGCACCAAGCCAGGGCAACAGCTGCGGTGACTGTAGACAATGCTGGAATAGAGATTATAATAACGTTAGTTACGGAAAACATTAATGTTAGTATTCAGGCACCCAAAATATTATAAAGAATTACGACGAGCTGGTGTTCAAGTGAACAGCAGTCGACCGGCACATAGCCGTTGTAATAAATCGGACCAGACTATTAGCGCTTCGGGCTCGTACGGCCTTACCAAGCGCGTACGTCCTGGTCCGGGCCAAACCAAAAAAGCCACAAGCTCAAAGTCACAAGCAACAAGCAACAAGCATAAGTCACAAGCTACAAGCAACAAGCCACAAGCTAGCGAAGATTAGATAGATATAAGCCACAAGCTACAAGCTTCGAGTCACAAGCAGCAGGCATCTTGTATCCTTCTGATACAAGATCCAAGATACAGGTACCTGGAAACAATTTGCAGGAGCCCTGACTGGGCTTCTTGGCAAGTATAAAACTACTCAATGGATGCTTTACATGGAACGCAATTTGTGGTGTAATTCTTTTAAGCTCATGCCATAATTTTGTTTCAGGTTTCATCAAAATAATGACGGTAACAGATGTTTACAAAAGCTTAATTGGTGAGCCCATTTTCGCTACTTCTTCATGAGTTGAAATCACTATTCGGTGTGTTTCTCTAGCACCAATAATTTTATTTTCAACTAAATTAATTCCTTGGACATCAAAAAATCTTCCGTCTGGAGTTTTAACTTGTACCCTAGCATCTTGAGCTACCGAGCTCCCTTTTTTTGGACCTACGAATCTATCGAAGATCATAATTAAATCTCTACCTTTTAGCATTGTTTTCTAAATCCTTTATTCTGTTAGTTAATGTAGCAACATCATAAGACAACAAGGTATTATCTCTTTTAAGTTCTGTAATATCTCGACCAGCTTGCCTGCATTTGTCTTGCAAGAATTCCTTTTGTTTCTTTAGCATGTCTATTTGTCTTGTAAGATCAAGGCTCCCTCGATCATCAGACTCAAACTTAACTTCATTTTCGTAGGATATATCTATGCCGTGTTCTTTCAAATCTGTATATGTACGCTTATCTTTCATGAGTTGATTTTATAAGATATTATGGTTATATTGTCAATCATGTCAGAAATAGAAACAAAGAAGAAACCAGGGCTACCCTCTAGACTCACACCTATGCAACGTAAGTTTGCAGAGCTATTGGTATTCAATGAAGGACATAAGTTTGCTTATGAATGTGCCAAAGAAGCAGGGTATGAAGGGGACAATGCAACACTTCGTAAAAAAGCAAGTGAGCTACAAAACCCAAAATACTATCCACTAGTAGTTAAACACATTGGAGAACTACGAGAAGAGAACTACAAAAAACACAACATATCTTTTGGTGGTCACTTAACAGAGCTAGCTAAAATTAGAGATGAAGCAATAAAATCTAAATCATATTCTGCAGCAACAAACGCAGAGAAAGCACGTGGTGCTGTAGGTGGTCTATACATTGAACAAAAAATTATTAGAACTGGTAAGATAGAAGACCTATCTGAAGATGAATTGAATGAAAGAATCAATACGATAGTAACTGATAACTCACTGTTGTTAGACAAAAAAGAAGAAACAAAGTCTCCACAGGATAAAAAACCTAAACTTCCATTAAGTTAATTTAGTCATCTTAATAACCCAAGACGTAGGAATCATAGTACGATCACCAAATGTCATTTCTTTTGTAATAGGGTCTAAATCATATGACGCAAATACTTTTACAGAATCTTTATCTTTAGAAAACAACCAACCTTCATTAACTGGTTTAGCTAATTTCATTTTAGTAAACTCTCTGTCATCAGCCCAACCCGAATCGGATAACGCATCGGTCCACTCAATCCTGTACTTTGTATACGGGATATCGTTGGGTTGACTTGGGACGACTTGCTTTCTTCTTCTTGGTTTTTTTCTTGCCATAATAATAATCTGGGTTGTGTACCTTATTGAACTCGTTCATCCAGTCGGATGGCTCTTGCCAATGTTTATTTCTACCTATCATATCAGACCCTATAGCATTTTCTAGAATTTTTTGCTGGATTTTGGTACCCAAAAGTCCCGCGCGGCCCCTGTAAATCCTAAAACCGTTGGTATTCCTTGCTGATCACGAAATCACGAGATCACGTGTAAATTAAAAGTGCTGTTTTAACAATTTCATAGTTTTTAAAAACCTATAGATTCGTGATCAACCGCATAAAACCTAGATTTTTATATTTTAGAATCATTCTAAACAACACACTGTTGCAAATATATCACACTTTGTCGTTTGTAATATCTTGTAACAATATAATTTTATCTTGATTTATGGCAACTTTGCCTAAAAGCTGCTGTATTCTGACCAACAATGCGTCTAGCTGCTCGGCTGGTACATCACCCGTTTCTATATCTAACATTGTCTTTAGACTTTTCTCATCCACATACATCTCTGCTAAAATTTTCTTTTCAACGAGATCAATTATTTTTTGTTTCATAGTATTTACTAACCCTTTCTAGAAATTGATGCTGATATTTAATAAACTCTTTCCCTTTT